GTATGGCTGTAGCAGGCGCGAACGGAAAAGACCCACTCGTTATGCCAGCAAAAAGTTGGATAGGTAAACGTAAATCAACTCACCCTTATACCAAAGAAGAACAAGCTATGCTAAAACAAGCATATAAAGCAGTGGGTGCAGAGTACACTGATTTGAATCATGGCGACATGAAAAGTAAAGAATTAGATGATACTCATACAACTAGTCCAGTTCTAGGTTTTGCTGGCTACGGTGAAAAAACTAAAAAGAAAAAATAATGGGATCATAAACTACGCATAAGTAGATTTATGATTGATATTAACAACACCCTAGATTTAATTAAGTTAAAGTTTTATAACGAATGGCTTTATACTGCCCATCTATACGATGAAGGGGATGCACAATTCCACAAGCAGTTAACAACTCAAATGGTTTCAACATATGTTGACCCATTGAATTTACCCAAAGATGCATTGATATTAGATATGGGATGCGGCCCTGGCTACTTCCTAGACGAAATGAAATCTCGAGGGTATACTAACTTGGTTGGGGTAACTCTAAGTCCAGCCGACACTAAAATTTGTACAGATAAAGGTCACGTTGTAAAGAATTACGATATGTCGTTTATTCCTCAAATTGATGGCTACTATGATGAAAGTGTAGACTTTATATGGTCTAGGCATTCGTTAGAGCATAGTCCATACCCTATCATTACTTTAGCTGAATACAATCGACTATTGAAATTAAAGGGAAGAATGTATGTTGAAGTTCCCGCCCCCGACCTAGAACGCAGACATGAATACAATAGTAACCATTACAGCGTACTAGGAGTAAAGCAATGGGATGCATTGCTAACTAGAGCAGGATTCAACGTAGATATTTGTAACACTATTGATTTTGATATTGAACTGCCAAAAGATATGAGTAAATCGGGTCCAGAGGATGAAAGAATTACAATGAAAGAAAAATTCTTTATACTGATGACAACTAAACAATGTCCTCTTGATATTAAATAAAATGTGATAAATAATAGTGTAGTTCACGGAAGTGGAATTCCCAACTACTCTAATGCTAGTGAGGAGCAATCAGCATGATTATTTATTCGAAAACAACTTTGCCATCAGGATATTACGTTTATGCGTATGTACGTTCTGATGGTAAACCTTATTACCAGGAGAACGTCATCCTAATTATGGCAAAAAATTTACTAATACTGTTAGAAATAAGGGGAACAGTTCTATTGCTGGCTCAATAGCTAAAAGAGGGGAAAGTAACCCCATGTTTAATAAAAAACACAAAGATAGTACAAAAAAGATACTAAGTGACATACACATGGGTAAGGTTTGGAAAAAAGAAATTTGCAAACATTGTGGTAAAATAGTTTCTATTGGTAATTTCAAACGTTGGCATGATGTCAATTGTAAATTTAAAACTAAATAATAGATGACCTTTGATGTATGGAAACAAGCTAAAATACAGAACGGTCTTGAACAACTCAAGACCGTTCCTACACGTCAGGAAAATCTTGATATTACACTAGATGATTTAAGGAGATTGAGTGGAGTAACTAATTAGACTGTAAATACAGTATGGCAAACACACCCACCCTCGTCAAAAATCCTTACGTCAAAACAAAATTCAAAGACGAAACGGAACTGACTGACTTTATCAAATGCTGTGATCCGGAAACAGGTTATCTATACTTTATGGATAACTTCTTTATGATTCAACACCCGACTAAGGGAAGCATGGTCTATCATCCTTGGGAATATCAAAAACGATTAATCAACACCTATCATAACTATCGTTATTCAATCAGCTTGATGCCTCGACAGTCAGGTAAATCTACATCGGCAGCAGGTTATTTGTTATGGTATGCAATGTTTGTACCAGACAGCACGATTCTTATTGCGGCGCACAAATATACAGGTGCTCAGGAGATTATGCAACGTATACGTTATGCATATGAAAACTGCCCCGATCATATTAAAGCAGGTGTAACAACATATAACAAAGGCTCACTAGACTTTGAGAACGGATCTCGTATTGTAAGTGCAACAACTACTGAAAATACAGGTCGTGGTATGTCTATTACATTGTTGTATCTGGATGAGTTTGCATTCGTTCGACCAAGTATCGCTAAAGAATTCTGGACAGCTATCACCCCTACATTGTCAACTGGTGGTAAAGCTATTATCACAAGCACACCAAACAGTGATGAGGATCAGTTTGCGTTCATCTGGAAGGGTGCTAATAAAACTGAAGATGCTTATGGTAACAAAACTGAAGTTGGAGTAAACGGATTCAGAGCATACCGAGCTTACTATACTGAACAGCCAGGGCGTGACGACCAGTGGGCAAATGAAATGAGAGCACAATTAGGTGATGATCGTTTCCGTCGAGAGATTGGTTGTGAGTTCATTATTGCTGATGAAACACTTATTAACCCTAGCACATTAATTGACATGGAAGGAACTGAACCTACTTTCCGTCAAGGACAGATACGATGGTACAAGACACCTAAAAAAGGTAACATATATGCAATTGGTTTAGATCCCAGTTTAGGTACAGGTGGAGATCCATCAGCTATTCAGATTTTTGAAGCTAATACTACTACCCAAGTAGGTGAATGGAAACACAATAAAACTGACATTCCTACTCAAGTAAAATTGTTAGTTCAAATAGCCAAATACATTGTTGAGTGTACAGGAGAACCTAATAACATCTACTATTCAGTAGAGACAAACTCAATAGGTGAAGCGGCATTAGTTTCTATTGCTGAGTTTGGTGAGTCTAACATACCCGGAACGTTCATGGGAGAGAACGGGAAGAAGCGCAAAGGATTCAACACCACTAACAAGAGTAAATTAGCGGCTTGTGCTAAGTTCAAAACACTAGTTGAGTCTAAGAAAATGACTATAAATAGTCATAGTCTTATAACTGAATTAAAAAGTTTTATTGCAGCCGGTGGCAGTTTTCAAGCTAAGATTGGTGACACTGATGACTTGGTTATGGCTAGTCTATTAATAGTGCGTATTTTACAGCAGTTAAGTGAATACCATTCTAATTTAGATTCATATATGCGTGACCATGAAGAATTTATAGCTCCATTACCCTTCTTTGCGGTAATGGGTTAACTAGAATAGTGATAAATAGTTTATTATGTCAAAAAAACAAGAAGCCCTAAGGGCAGAATTACACAAAGTACTTAACAGGGGCGGTCGCTCTATTATTAATAGAGCCAGTGACAGCAAAGTAGTTCCTGTACCAGAAAAAGCAGATGTATTTGAATTTGACTTTACTAAAGAAGGTAAGACCTATGGTAAAGTATTTGTATCTATCGATGGATTACGTCAATTAATAGTATATTTTGATGACGCCGTTTCCGGTAGCCCTAAAAACGGATCAACTGATAGCGAGTCATGGGAACAACTAATTAAGACATTAAAGAGATTTTCTATGATGAAACAACTTAGTTTTAAACTAGATAATATAGATAATTTGGAAAATGATATGGCAAAAAGAGAACACACTAAACGTGAAGAACAGATGTATGAAGGTTATCATGCTCAAGGTAAAAAAGCTAGCTATAGCGACAATGTACCTACAACTAAGATAATCATTAAACATAAAAGAGAAATGCAAGAGGGTGAGCAACGTTTCCGCCAGATTGATAAAATCTTTATTGAAAACGCAATTGGTGAAAGAATGTTAGCCCCTACTGACAGACCAGGCTTAGCACGTGTATTTGCAAGGCACGTGGCTGAAGGTGGTAAAGCTAACGATGACCGTTGGAATCATATTTCTAGTTTATGTGAAGAATATAAACAGATGGCAGGATTTGTTCGTGCTACACGTAGCGGACAATTCAATGAATCTGCACAGCAGTTAGTCAGTGAAGGTATTAATCACTATCAAAAACTACGTGAGTGTTTGGGTAAAATGTCAGGTCAACGTGGATACAATGCGTACTTTGAAAGCTATACACCTGCATTGATGGAAGATGAAGAACAAGTAGACCTAAGTGAAATGTTTATGTCTAGTAGTTTGGATCCACGTATCGAAAGCGTAATGCCAATACTACGCAAGTTGAGTAAAAATATCACAGAAACTTCTGATATGGCGGAGACTATTGCATTAGAAGCATGGGCAGATGATATTATTGGTACGCATAAAGGTGGAACTACCACACATAAAGATGGTGTAACTAGACACAAAGCTGGCCCTGGAGTATACGGTGGCAGTGAACCTGAAGAAGATCCTGACACTGAGTTAGATAAAAATTATATTAACAAAACTGAAAAAGAAATTGGTGTCAAGTGGCCTAGAGAAAAGAAATTTCAGGGTGGTATCAAAGTAGATGAAGTTGAATCATCTACAAGTGGCAAGCCTAGTAGACAAGATGTTGCAAAAAAGATGCATGGTATTCTAAGTAAGAGTGTCAATAAGAGTAATATGGCAAGAGTGAAAACTCAACAAGCAGTTGGAAGCCGTGTTGCTGATATTGGCGCAGGTGGCAAAGAGTATAATGTTAAAACTGATGCGGCATGGGATAAACAACAAGGCGTGACGGAAGATTCATTTGACAATCCTGTATCCAATGCTATTACACGTAGAATCTTAATGCAACGTTCAGATTTGTTAGCCAAATACGGTCCAGAAAAAGTAACAGCCGCTATTGACGATGTAGCTGACTTTGTAGGTGATACAGATGAAATTGGCAGCAGTGATGTTAGTGGTTGGGTCAAACAAGTTGAAAAATCATTAGCTGGCATGGGCGAAAGCGAAACAAACGAAGGTGTATTAGATGCTGTGAGAAATAAAATGCAATCTGGTTCTATGCTAGACCGTGTTCGCTCTGGTGCATATAAGAAACCGGCAGCTCCAGTTGCACAGGCAGCACCAACTGCACCTGCAGCCGCACCTCCCCCGGGCTACGATACAGAGACAGGTAAACCATTGCCTCCCGAAGCTAGATTTGATCCAAACACTGGCAAACCACTTCCAGGATTATCTCCGGCAGCACCGGTTGCAACTCGTCCACCTTTGCCATCAGCACAAGCGGCGGCAACGCCTCGTCCACCTGCTACAGCAACACCAACTGCTCCTCAACCAGCAATGGGCCCGACTGAGTTACCACCTGATTGGAAATTTGGTCAAGCTATCCCTAGGTCAGTATGGAAAGCGGGTGATGATCCTAACAAGAATCCAAACAACCCTATCATTGTGACAATGGTTAAAACTAGAGATGCATTAGTTAAACAAGGTCGAGGTAACCCAGACGAAATACAACATAGCATTACTAGAGCAAATAGAGGTCAAGAATTCAACACGTATGGTATGACCGGGTACGTAGATGAAAGTAAAAACGTATTAGAAGGACTTAGCAGTAACCAACGTTCACGATTGGATGATTTAATTAGTCAATATAGAGATGCTACTGATCCAATGGGTTATGATGATGATGCACCTGATCCAGATGAAGTAATCAATCAAATACGACAAGAGTTTGGTGATAAGATTGCTGATACGTTAGAACAAGGTCCTAGCTCGCACTTCACAAGAAATAATCATAGCATAGGTAATGACCCATTAGATTCGTATGGTTCTACTAACCGAATTACAAAGTTAGGTAAAGTCAATAAACAAGATATATCGGCTCTTAAAAATAGAATTAAACAAAGAGATGTAACAGAAGGTCAAAAAGACCTAGACGCTATCAAACGTTTATTGGGTAAATAAGTTCTCAATAACCTCACTTAAAAGGTGAGGTTAGCCACATCCGGCATAAATACTATTGACATGAGAGAAAAGTATGTTATACTCTATCTTGTGTTAGTTGCTTCATGGTGAAGCGGCGACAATAAAACAGACTCCAAGTCAATGAAATAAGGAAATTTATTATGGCATCTTTAGCAGAAATTCGTGCTCGTATCTCAGCACAAGAAAACAAATCAAACAATACTGGGTCTACCCAGCAACCAGACAACTCAGTCTACCCCCACTGGAATATGGATGAAGGCACAACTGCTTCTCTACGTATCCTACCTGATGGTAACCAGAGTAACACATTCTTCTGGGTTGAAAAACAAATCATCAAACTACCATTCAATGGCGTAAAAGGTCGTCCTGAAATGAAGCAAGTAATCATACAGATTCCTTGTGTAGAAATGTACAATGATGGTTCAGTCTGCCCTATTTTGGCAGAAGTTCGTCCTTGGTACAAGGATGAGACATTGAAAGAAATGGCTAACAAATATTGGAAGAAACGTAGTTATCTATTCCAAGGGTTTGTTCGTCAAAACCCAATTGGTGAAGACAAGCAACCTGCGAATCCAATTCGTAGATTTGTTATCTCTCCACAAATCTTCACAGTTATTAAGTCTAGCTTAATGGATCCTGAAATGGAAGAATTGCCAACTGATTATATGCGTGGTCTTGATTTTAATATTAAGAAAACAACTAAAGGGGGTTATGCTGATTACTCAACTTCAACATGGGCTCGTAAAGAATCTGCGTTGACAGAGGCAGAAGCGGCAGCAATTCAAAGTTTTGGATTACACAACTTATCTGACTTCTTGCCTAAGAAGCCCGGTGAAGCGGAACTCCGCATTATGAAAGAAATGTTTGAAGCATCAGTTGATGGTCAACCTTTTGACAACGAACGTTGGGGAGCATACTATCGTCCATATGGATTGGAAGCACCTGCAGGAGCGACAGCGGAAAAAACAACAGCGTCTATTGCAACTAGCGCACCCGCAACAGCACCCGTAGCAGAGTCTGCACCATGGGAAGATGAAGTTAGCAAAGCTGAAGCATCATTTAGTGAACCAATCGTAGTTCCTAAAGCAACTCCTAGTACTGATAAAGCACAGGACATTCTAGCAATGATCCGTGCTCGTCAAACCAAGCCTGCTTAATTGAAATAGAGAACGGGAAACCGTTCTCTCTATTAAGGAGAAATATATGACACTACCAGACGAAAGATACCGTGCTATTAAGCAAGGTAAAAAACTATTAGAAGAATTATGCGATCCTGGAAAAACACCAAGAGTACCTAGCATAGTTCGTGACAGAGCAAGAGGTGCATTACGTCACTATCCAAATGATTATGAATTGGATTCATTAGCGGAAAAATGTCCCGACCTGCTTGATAAGCAAACGTTTAGTTTGTATACTAACGGTGTACACAGATAATTAGGAGATATAATGGCAAAACCATTTGATGTAAGTAAATTTAGAAAAGAGATTACTAAGAGTATTGAAGGTCTTAGTATAGGATATAACGACCCAACTGACTGGGTCAGTACAGGAAACTATGGACTTAACTATCTTATTAGTGGTGATTTTAACAAAGGCGTGCCTCTTGGCAAAGTCACTGTATTCGCTGGAGAAAGCGGTTCAGGCAAGTCTTTCATTTGTTCGGGCAACTTGGTACGCCATGCGCAACAACAAGGAATCTACGTAGTATTAGTAGATAGTGAAAACGCACTTGATGAAAAGTGGTTGCACGATTTAGGTGTAGACACTAGTGAAAGCAAATTGCTTAAACTCAACATGGCTATGATTGATGACGTTGCTAAAACAATTAGTGAGTTTATGAAATCATACAAAACATTACCTGATACCGATCGTCCTAAGGTATTGTTCATTATCGATTCATTGGGTATGTTGTTGACACCCACTGACGTTAATCAGTTTGAAGCAGGTGATATGAAAGGTGACATGGGTCGTAAGCCTAAAGCACTAACAGCACTTGTTCGTAATTGTGTAAACATGTTTGGTAGTCATAATGTAGGACTAGTTGCTACTAATCACACATATGCTTCACAAGATATGTTTGATCCAGATGATAAAATCAGTGGTGGTCAAGGTTTCGTTTACGCCTCTTCAATTGTTGTTGCGATGAAGAAATTGAAACTTAAAGAAGATGAAGATGGTAACAAGATTTCTGATGTAATGGGCATTCGTGCCGCTTGCAAGATTATGAAAACTCGTTATGCTAAACCTTTTGAAAGTATTCAAGTTAAGATTCCTTACGAATCAGGAATGAGTCCTTACTCTGGTTTGACTGACATGCTTGAGAAATCAGGTGCATTGAAAAAAGAAGGCAACAGTCTTGTATATACTACTAAAGACGGTGAGATTCTGAAATCATTCCGTAAGGGTTGGGAAGCTAACAAAGATGGTTGTTTAGATAAAGTTATGCTAGAGTATACTGGTGTGACTAAGAGCATTGTAACCGCAGAGGTAGAAACCGAGGTAACAGAATGAGTTTAGTTGTGATTACCGAAGTATGGGAAGTATTGCGTGACCACGTTGATCTTAAGAAGAAGACTACGAAGAATACGAAGAAGACCCCGATACTGATGAATGGGACTAAATGTCAAGCAATTGGTACACTAGGGTAAGCGCCGATCTTTCAAAAATACCTGACTTCTTATCATACTATGATGCAGAGCTAGCCTCAGCAAAAAGCGATGTTAAAATTTTCGGTAACGTAGAAAAAAACATCTCTGCGTTACCGGGTATTACAGAGCACAGATTTAATCAACTACAAGAGATTGAAGCTGTACTACAATATCTTAATCTTCAACTACGCAAAATTCGTAGGAAACATTTTCAAAAATACTTAGAAGCATATAATCGTGCATTGAGTGACCGAACTGCTGAGAAGTATGTTGAGGGTGAAGATGAAGTAATTGATATGGAAACAATCATTAACGAAGTGGCACTACTACGAAATAAATGGTTGGGTACGATGAAAGGTTTAGATTCAAAGAATTTCATGCTCGGGCACATTGTTCGTTTAAGAGCCGCTGGTATGGAAGACATAACTGTTAGTTAATAAAATAATATGACAACACTTAATACACGCAACATTAATACTATCACTGTATCACCATTGGCAAGTCCAAACATTGGTGCCTACTCGTTTAGTAATAATCATTCAATGAATAATGTTTTTAGTTTAGATTCATTTATGAATGATAGAAACATGAATCCGGATGTAAAGAAATATGAAATATATGAAAGTCCAATTGATTTACTAGCACTCAGCAGTGCTTGGAAAAGACTGCGTGATGCAGGTATTGCTCAAGGCAAGATAGGCAAGTTATTAGATAAAGAATTATTTGAATCCTTGATTAGTGAAGATTATTCCCATGCTGAACGTATACGTGATTACTATAGCAAGAAAATAGTAATGTGGAAACTTAAAGGTGAACGAATGTCTAATTACCGAAATGACTTGTGTACATTTGTTCATAGTGATGGTACAAAATTTCGTGAAGAAATGTTGGGGCTAGCATATTACTTACCCGCATTTTATGAATATGATAATCAGTTAGATGAAGTTCGACTACAAGTTGAGCCACCGTGTCTTGCAAAGAACCCCATGATTAATTCTAGTAGGACGTTGACACCTATCAAACGTATTACGCAAAAAACTAAACGTGTAAATGTGGTACAATATTGGTTGAAAGACACTAGAAATGACTACGCCGTAATGATTCAGATTGAAGCAAAAAATCAGTTAGAACACTTGTGGAATCATGTTTTCAACACCAGTAATTTGATTGAAATTCACGGAAATTTTCATCTTAAACAACGTGATAATTTTGAATACTTGAGTGTTACAAATTGGGAACTAACCCGAGGTTGACATTAAATGGATTTGGCTCTATAATAGAGTCTTATTCAGTCAAAAGGAGTTGTTCATGGGTTACAAAGTTGTTGCTGACAAGTATCAGATGGATGAAATGCGTACCAAATATGGTCCTCGCAAAGGTCTAGAAGGACCCTTTAATTTCTCCGGACGAGTGTTGTATTATGACAACAATGAAGGTTCCTACTATGATCCCACTACAGACTTCTATGTGGAATCGTCAGAAATGGCTGTAATCCACTCTAAAATTGTTGATATTTTAAAGTCTTAAAATTTGACAATAAATGG